AGTAATATCAGCGGTGACATATCCTCTAAAAAGATTTTCATACATATTAAATGTAACAAAAAGTCTTTCAAGAGGATGTACAGCACCAGAAGCTCCTATAAGCTCCAGAAAATCAATTCTAACTTCATTACCAGCTAATTGTTTTTTACCAGCCATTAACTATTTCCTTACCAAATTTAAGCTATTATATTTCAATAAACTTTTCAATTCTGCAACAATATTTTGGACATAATCTTCCCTAATAACCATTAAATTTCTTTTTGAATCATTCACTTTTTCTTCATGTGCGAAATTAGAAACAGTCGAATATACACCTATAGGATCGATCCAATAACCCTCTGGATCTTCATAATGATTTGCTTCAGTCCCCTTACCTTCTCCATACTTTTTATCAACATATTTCTTTAAATCAAAATATGTTAGAGGCCAATCATAATATGGATTAGTTGCTTGATGTGCAAACAAAATAACCCAATGCAGTTCACTATCTCCATAAAATTCATGTGCTAAAAACTCTGGTGTTTGACCATCAATAATCATATGTTTCGCAAATAACGCATGATACTTAACACTATCTAATTTTAAACGAACTCGTTGAAGTATATTAGTTATATCTTCAAACTGATGTTTACTTTCGTTTCCACGAACATCATAACCAATTGTATTAAAATATTTAAAATATGCCATATTAGTATCCCTCGTCTATATCGACTTGTGTAAGTTTCTTAGTTTCTGTAAAAGCTAAACTGAGAACATAAGAAACAGGTCTCCCATCAGTTAATGCTACCCAAAATCCTTCTGGTGAATAATTAGTAGTTACGTTAGTGCAAACACAATTATATATTTGGGGTAAATGGTTATTTCTTACATACGACCCATCACTATTTTTCATAAATTCAATAGCAAATTCATTCGGGAAGGTATAAAGACCTTCTCTTAATGCACCACCAACAAAACCTGGTCTTGAATTTTTTCTAAACATTTTAATAATGCTTGAAATTTGGGCACCTTCTGCTTCACTAGCTGGTGCTAATGCAAAATCAAAAGTAAATTGTCTATATCCTATTCCATTAAATAATTGTTCTTCAAAAGGATTTTCTGCGAATCTTCCTGCTGCTCTTAATCCATTCCCCACACCACCCATCATTGCACCCACACCTACTGCACCTGCTACACCTGCTAGATAAGCTCCTGCTCCAACAGCTGCTATTTTACCAACATCAGCTGCCATTCCACCCATTGCATTTTTTAACATATCGTCAACAGTACCTTCACCACGTATTCCTTCTTTTACTAAATTTCCTAAAGCACCAAGTGATTCTGCTCCCCAAGAAGCACCATCACTAGATGATAGAGCTGAAGGCATATATAAAAAACAATGCTCAAGATTTTCTTGACCTTGTCGCATCTGTTGCAACACTCCTCTCACCCCGCCAGCATTTTCTTTCGTGCCTTTATTTTGTGATTCAACAGTGGTAGTAATATTCGGTTTACCAGTAGTTGGATCTGTTTTCTCTCCTTTTTCTCCAGATATCTGACCAACTACAGCTGCTGCTTTATCTAAACCTGCTTCTAGACCACCTGTAACAGTACTAGCTAAATTAGTCAGCTGACCAATCAAACCCATAAGTCCTCCTAGCCCACCACCACCACCACCACCGCCGACCAAATCTTGCTGAGCTTCTGCCGCAGCTGCGGCACTAGATTTGTCTGCTGCTTTTTGTAAAGAAAATCCTCCCTGTTTCACGGCGGTGAAATGAATACATTCTTGAACGATTGGCATGCCATTATTATCAGAAAAATTATCAATATATATAGGATACCTATAACATTGAGTACCATGTCCAGAAGTGCCATGACCGACCTGATCTTTATTAATTTCAGACTTATTCATTGCCTCTGCTTGATTCATTCGTTCTACCAAGGGGCTTTGATAAGCATAACTTCCGCTAGACCCATTTCCAATATCGTCTATTCCTGCCATCATTCTTCTCCCGTTATAAATATTGTACTATACTATATTTATAAGACATAATATGAAAAAGTATCCTAGAGTTGGTCGGTATATAATACAGAATAAGGAGAAATATGTGGCAAATCTCCAAGAATGTGAGTATCGCTCTTCATGGGAATTGAAATATATGAAGTATTTAGATACTCATCCTAACGTGATTGAATGGGGTTCAGAGAATGTTATCATTCCTTACTATAATCCTACTGAAAAGAAAACAAGACGATACTTTGTAGATTTCTATGTAAAAGTCAAAACAACTACTGGTGAATATAGAAAATATATAGTTGAAGTGAAACCAGCAGTTCAATGTAAACCACCAAGCAAACCTAAAAAACAAACACAAGGATATATTAAGAAACTCAAGTCATTTATAATGAATCAGGCTAAATGGAAGGCTGCTCGTAAATGGGCCGAAAAACGTGGGTGGGAGTTCGTGATTATAACAGAAAAGGAACTAGGCATTCAGTCTAAAAAATATAAAAAACTCTTATAAATATAAATATGGAAAAGATACAGGGAATCGAAGGTACCAGAATAACACGAATTTATTCTGCTAAATTTTATTTCTTTAAATACGTTACATATAACAACACCGACCCAAACTTCTATTACGATATGTTTCCACTAATATTTACATTGGGGAAAGTACCGGCAAGTAAAGGAGGGGCTGAAGATGAAGGGGGTGGTGGAAAACTTATCCGTGGTCTTAACTTTCATTATTTACCACCAAAAATGAGAATACCGTTATTAAATGAGTTGAGAAGTATTAGTCCAGACCTATTCAGATCACCAGTAGCATTTACTAAGTTTTTTAGGCCTCTGTTATGGAGATTAAGAAAATATAGGCCAGCTCGTGTATGTTATAGACACTATGATCTTAAACATATAAGAGGTGGGAAAGTAATAAGAATCCACAAAGACAATTGGGATGAGCTTTTAATGACACCAAAAGTAGAAAATTTTATTACATCAACATTCGGAAAATACGCTTCAGAAAGAGTTTGGAAAAACTCATTAAGAGAAATGAGAAAAACAGGAAGCGATTAAAGGAGATTAAATGGCATTTAATTTAGGTATGTCAGCTAAAGTAGGCGGAGTAAATATTGGTGTTAATATACCTATAGGGAGCTCCAAACATAAAAGACCAGAAGATATAACAAAAAAGTTTGAAGAAACACAAACGCCGAAAAATAGTTTAAATAGAATGATGTCGCAGATTACATCAGGTAATATGTTTTCTCGACCTTACTTATATCGTATTATTATGCCTCTTCCAGCTCAACTATTTCCCACCGTTTCTTCAAGCGAAGTACAAAACGTATTGTTAAATTGTGAAACTTTATCTATACCAGGTTATACGTTGGCAACCAAAGAACATCAAACATATGGATATCAACGACAATATGTATATTCTAAAATGTTTGATACCATGACTATGCAATTTTATATGAGTGACCAAATGCATGAATTTAGATATTTTAATAAATGGATGGATTTTATATATCAAAAAGGTCATGTAAGGTATTATAACGAATATACAAGTAATATGAAAATATACCAATTATCAGGTTGGGAACAAGGAGTAGATGAAGAGGATTTAAGAGTTGTAATGGAGTGTGAATTAATAGATGCTTATCCTAAATCAATGTCACCTTTACAGCTTGGACATGGCTTACAAGGACAGATTCAAAGAATGACAACAGAAATAATGTTTCGATGGGCTACTTATAAAGATTATTCAAGACAAGGTAGTGGTGGTGGTGTGGGTGGTCTTGGACAAAGAATTAAAGAATCAGGAGTAACTTTAGATAGTCCATTTTCTCAACTAGAGTTACCGAAATGGGGGAAGATTTGGAAAAAACAATTAAACACTTTACCAGTTAAATCATTAGAAGAAAATAGTAATTATTACGAAACAGGCAGTACAGGTTCTGAAGGGGGCCAAGATTTAGAATATTAATATCATTTTACATATAAGGAGTGAATGAAATGGGATTACCTATTATAGCAGTACCAAATTATCAATTAACAGTACCTTCATCTGGCCAGGTGGTTAATTTTAGACCATTCTTAGTTAAAGAAGAAAAGATACTCTTAATTGCAATGGAAAGTGAAGAAGAAAATCAAATGACAGAAGCAATTCGTAGTATTATTCAGAATTGTGTTACAGAAAAGCTTGATGTAAATATAATGCCGATGTTTGACATAGAGTACATATTTTTAAAATTAAGAAGTAAATCAAAAGGTGAAGAAGTTGATATGTCCTTTGATTGTGAAAAATGTAAAGCACCAATTGAAGTAAAAGTTGATTTATCACAAATAGAAGTGACACGAACTGAAGGACATAATCCTAAGATTCAATTATCAGATGATGTTGGTATTATTATGAGATATCCTTCAATGAGTGTACAAAAGTCTATCAACAAAGACGGAACTGATGTAGAGAATATTTTTACAACTATTGTTATTTGTATTGATTCTATCTGGGATAAAGAAACTGTATTTCAAGCTAAAGATCATACAAACCAAGAAATGACTCAATTTTTAGAATCATTACCCGATAAATCGTTTCAAAAAATTCAAAAATTCTTTGATACAGTTCCAGTATTAAAACATACATTTGAAATACAATGTAAAGCAAAAAATGGTAAATCAAAAAAGGCTAGTATATGTGGCTGGAAAAAAAGTAAGACCTTGGAGGGTCTTGGGTCTTTTTTCGCCTAGGCCTTGGTCAAGAAAGTCTGGGTAACTATTATCAAACTATTTTTAATTTGATACAGCATCATAAATGGTCCATGACTGAGGTAGAAAATTTAATACCATGGGAAAAGGAAGTCTATATCATGTTATTAATGAAATGGATCGAAGAAGAAAACGAAAGATCAAAACAGCAACAAAACCAAAAGGGATAGAATAAATGCCTGCTTCATTAGATGACATAAACAAAGAAACAATCAAAAACACTAATACGCTGGATGCTATCAATAAGAGCATCAAAGAACAAACAAGAATCCTATCTGCAGAACCTAAGAAAGATGTAGAAGGAGAGAGAGAAAAAAAAGATGCTAATAATAAATTTTTAAAGGAATTAAAAGGCATAATTGGTGCAGCTGTTGGTGGTGCTGGTAAAGCAGGTAAAGGTGCAGGTAAGAC